CCTCCCTTCCGAATTCCGGATCACCTTCGACGATAAGGTGACCGACTCCGAAGGTCGGATAGCCGAGGTGGTCATTGTAGATTTCATACTTGACTCCTTCGTCGATTTTTAATTGTTCGTAAACTGATTCTTTATTCATTTTTTGTGTATCCTAACATTTCCTTTGTCATTATATAGTCTCGCACGAAGTCCGAACGAACTATATCTGCCCAACTAAATTCTACTACCGTGAACCTAGTCATATGTTCAATAATATCTAGGAACTTTAGTAGACCCCTTTTGTCGGATTCTTTCGTAAAATCTGTCTGGTGATAATCACCGCAGAATATGATCCGACAGTTTCTACCTATTCGTGTGATTACTGAGTCTAACTCGTGAAACGATAGGTTTTGCATTTCGTCGATGATTACAATCGCATCATTGATTGTGGCACCACGAATGAAAGATGTGGACATGAACTCGACAACTCCCGCACTGGTGAGTTTATCGTATGCTCCACCATCTTTAAATAGTTCAGTACAAATCGCCCGATACGGGCCAGTGTACGCATCCATCTTCTCCTCTAGTGAGCCCGGCAAGAATCCAATCTCCCGAGTGGGAACTATTGATCTGACAACAACAACCTTCTCAAAGGTGTTGCCCTTATCAAGGACTTGTTCTAGTCCAAGGTACAATGCAGTGAAAGTCTTACCCGTTCCTGCAGTACCCGACATGACAATATGATTGCCCTCATCCCATGCCTTATAGACAACCTCTTGCAAACCTGTGATGGGTTCGTAAGTCAAAAGGTCATCGATACGCAACTTCTGAGGTTGGGTGCGTTCTTTCCTCATGTTTTGATTGTGTTCCCTTTACCGGAATTCTTTTTGATACCCTTCAAGAGGTCGTTCCAGTCGCTACCGGCTAGTTGACGTGAAGACTTGTGACCACTTGTAAGGCCTGGAGCGGACAGATGAACTTGCTCCAGTTGCGGATTATCAGTTTTATACTGATCTAATTGGGAAATCCGGAGAGTCACTTCCGTGATCTCTCCGGTCTCCTTACTTCTGAAATTATAGATTGGCATAATTTACTTCACACTCGATATCAAAATCCACTACGACACCCTTCGGTGAAGAGATAGGATCACCCCCTTAGAGATTGGTTTGCATATGTTTCATGAATAGTCTGGTCGAGGAAAGCACGTTTGGCTATCAATTTATGTGCCTTCTGTTCCTTACCTTTTTTCTTAAGACTCGCAATGTAGTGATCTAGATCACGGGAATCTTTTCTTAACCGTTCTATTTGGGCTGCTGTCATTAAATCTCCTTTGGATTGGTTTAGTTATTTTGAGATTAAGTTAGGGTATGCCTCCTGTACCAGTTTCTTAGTTAGACCTTTAATGGGGGACTTTTTGTCCACCATCGCCAAAACCAACAGAGCATCATCTGGATGGATACCTTCCAACAAGTTGATGAATTTCTGTTCACGTTTATACGATTGCATTTGAGTGCCTGGCCCGCCATTTACGAAGTAACCGAATTGGCGGTGTTCCCGCAGCAAGGAAGACGGGGTAGACTCTGGTCTGTTTGGGGTGTAAGGCGGCTTGCCTTTGGGGAGTAGGAACTCCAAGGAATCATCGAAAAGACCTCGTAGGATGTCCTTAAAAGCAGGAACATCGGAATACTTTTCAAACACTTCAAGACGTTTCGCCTTATTGGTTGCCTGTTCTAATTCTAAGAAAATCTCATACACCTGTTTTCGGGGTGGTGTGATTGCCATTTTTCACCTCATATTACTATATATGCTTACTACGTCTCTCAGACGCAACCAAATATGAAAATTCGTCCACATCATGAACGATCTCGTTATAATAATCCTCAGCGGTTTCACGAGCGTAATTCGCTTTCCACTCAGGTTCACCCATTGCAATAAACTGTTCATAGACAGCTTCCTTGCACTTATCTAGGGGTTGATTAAAGTTGTCACAGACCGCAGTCTGAACATCCAAAATAAATGCACCCATCCTACTCATCGCCAATCTCCTCAACTGTAATTTTATACTTCATACCATTGATGTCACGTGCAAAGATTTCTTTCTTGGTACTCACGAAGACACCATCTTTATCTAAGTGTAACTTAGGTGCTGTCGCTTTGTCAAGCAGAAAATCATCATTTAGTTTGATTTCAGGCAGAAGATTCGAAATTGAAAACGCAATCAAATCACAATAAACTAACATTACTCTTCTCCTTTATAGACACAAAGACCAACTGAATCTTCAAACACTGAGGTGGCTTGATCTAGTGCAGTCTCACAGTCAAGCGCAGTGTTAAACTCAACTGACCCGAAAGAAAATCCCAAGTACAAAATAAGAATCCACATCACTACAACTCCCAACTAATCTCAGGGCGAGTATCGCCTTTGCCGTTCCAGTGTATTTTACAACCACACTCCTCGATGATAGGCAGGATGGCTTTTAGATTCTTAACACCTTCTTTATCACCTGCAAAGCAGAACGTCGATGTAGTTTGTTGTTCGGGTGACATACAGATGAAACCGCCCACTGAAGTGTCGTACTCTGACGGATCGAATCCTTCTGCGATTACACCTTTACCATAACACGTCAGACAGTCTTCACCTTCTTCATCACGACTATCGGAGCCGCACTCAGGACATTCTTCGCCATCAAAATAGACTTCACAATCCTGAGAATGGTTGAAGAGAACTTTGTTTACGTCTACTTCGGTTCCGTCTTCGAACTCAAACGGAACATCGCCCCAAGCACAACTTTGACAACAGGGCAGGTTCCAACCAACGAACCAGCCCTCCTCAGTTAAACGTTCTTGCAACTTTCGAAAACCGTTCACGCCGCTACCCTCCCCATCACCTTGTTATCACGGAAGTAGATTCCCTTGGGAGCGATCAACTTACCGATCATCTCCCAATCCTCTGCCTTCAACTTAGAGGCATAGTTACCGTCATCACCAGCGAACTCCTTACCGAGTTCGTTGTACTCGTTGAGGTAGTTAACCGCATCGAGCACATTGTCAAATTCTTTTGCGTCAAACATGTTAGACACTTTGGGTTTCGCAACAAACATCATAATATATCTCCTTAAGCGTACCAGCTTCTGTAAAACTCATTACCTTCTTCCGCAGGACAAGCCATACGAACGTCATCAACATTGATGTACTTACCAGTGACTCGCTTCTTGAACTCACCACCGATGAATCGATCCTTGATGGGGACAACACGGTCACTCATGAAACCTTCACTACCTTCGACAGTGAAAAGCGCAATCTCTCGCAGAGTAACAGTAGCACCCTTCTTCGCAACTACCTGATAGGCATCAACGTTAGTCTGTTCATAACCCCAACTAGCGACATAGAGGTCACCCTCTTTGACATTGGCAACCGCATCTTTCCGTTCAGCGGCACGTTTCGCCTTGCGTTCTTCCTTGTAGGCAGCAGCAAGGTCAAGGTTAGCGAGGAACTCCTCACAGTACTGGATCCTTCGTGCCTCGTTAGCGAAGCGGTAGTTGAACTCAATCTTGTAACCAAGACGAGCACGGGGGGCAGGACGTTCGCACCTAGCAACCGGACGCTCTGCGTCAACGATCAACTTGTAACCACGTTCTTCAAACTTTGCAATCAAATCATTCATAATCAAGTCCTCTCATCAATTTACGTAGTAATTATATCATATGGGGCGAGGAAGGCAACACTTTTTTTCACTTTTTTTTAGATTTTTTTGTTCTTAGTGGCGCCTTTCTTATAACCTTTTCGTAGGTGTAGGGGCATCTCCATATCAGCCATTTCGTCAAATTTGTCACGGTTGTCCCAGACACCCCAGAACGTGAGACCCAATCCAAACAGGGCAATCAGTGCAGTCACGACCAAATGGGGAGGGTCACCAGCCACACAGTCTGTGGCCATGAGACACTCAGAATAGAAGTCCTCTCGACCTACCGCACCCAACGTAATCAAAAAACCCAATGCAATCCTAATCATTACGGTAACTCATCCTTATGGTAGACTCTGAAGGTATCAAAACCTTCGTACTCTTCTTGTTTCAATAAGTCCCGACCAACGTCAACAAACTCACTGAACGTGTATTTCTTATCAGTCAGAATCTTCTCATAGTACGGTGAGATACTAACCAATGCGATATAGTACTCTTTCTTCTCTCTAGGCACAATCCCACTCCACAACTTCGTAATCCTTGTAGGCACTCTTTTCAGCGAACTCTATTGCAGCCTCTTCACTTTCGAAGACTAACTCGTAGAGTATCTCATTTTCGACCTTCAAGTAGTAAACTAAATCTTTCATGACCTCCTAATCCTCTATCTCAAAACAACATTACAGGGTAATTATCGCATAGGTTGGGGCTAATGTCAAGCGTTTTTTTTAACTTTTTTCAACTTTTTTTAGGTGGATGTAGGCCCGCAGTTGATCCATGTTCAACTTGGTATCCTGAAAAAATGGAGTCAAATCAAGGTCTTCCGGAATATCCAAGGGACTCTCGCTAGTCCTTCCTAAATGGTAATACTTCTCATTTCGGAACTCCACAATATCTCCTATGTTCTTCCACTGTTCTCTACCCCGAACTCGTACCATTAAGTACCTAGAGGTTTCACTCATTGTAACATCCCACTGGTCATCTGGCAAGGTTCCCAGACAATCATCTTCGGGTTCTGAGTCCGCAGTGACCAGTCTAGTCATGAGGGGAATCGCAGTATCGATAGACCCATAGTGTTGCAGGAACTCTATGTTGTGTTTCCGACAGAGATCGTTGAACATAGGCCCCAGACAGAATCCAGACATGTTCATCCGTACAGTCTTTCTAAACGGAGGGGCGTCTTCCAATAACCAGTTCAGGACATCTACATTAGGTACAATCATCCTATCGACACCATGAGCATCAATCATCTTGTGGAATGCCACAGCCGTGATGGGATGCCAGTCGTTGCGATCCGCAAGGGTATAGGAGTAATGTTTCTCCGACACCATGAGAGAGGGCAACAGGTCAGTCAACATGGCACTCGCATGGTGCATGTTCTTGGTGTGCAGAACCACACTCTCAGGTTCGAATCCGAATATTCCGATGTTACGTTCCGAAATTTCCGCAACCTCTTTATGGGTGAACTGAATCGGTTGGGAGAATGAAGTTGAACCACTTGTACTAGAAACAAGGAAAGGTGTATATGGTTCTATTTCCCAAGGTTGGATATCTGTATCATCCCAGTTTGCGGCCATCTGACAGGTGAGTTGCATACCACCATATTGACTGAGCATGAGTTGGTGTAGTCCATCGTAGAGGGTACGTCCACTACCATCGTCAATGTAAAACCTCGCAGGCCCGTGCCTGGCGAGTTTGGTGAAGGGTAATGTCTCCTTTTTCGCAGGGGCGTCCAATAGTATAACTCGCAGACCCAACTCTGCACAGGCGATAAGTGCGGAGACGTGCCACACGTTGACGTTAAGAATACCGATAGCAACAAGGTCACCCTTCTGTGCCTTGTTACGATACAACAGTTGTTTCCAACGGTTGATCAGAGAATAGATGTGATCCGCTGTATACTTTGTATCATACAGGATATTAGGATTAATAATTTTACGTGTTATCAATTAACTTCTCCTTAATATGTTTCGCATGAATCTTACATCCTATAAACTCATTGTAGTATCGATCTGATAACAAGACATCACGATCAAATTGTTCTTTCGCTTCGTAGTACGAACACTCACCTTTGGTTTTGCAGAGACGAAGTATCTCACGGTGATATGCGTCACCGCCCTTTGTTTCCACAAGAAGTTTTAATTGTTCTGAAGAACCGTAGTAGTCTTTCCAGTCAGACTGTTTCTTGACTGTGCGCTTGCGTTTCTGGCCCTTAAGGGGAGGGAGTTTGCGAGTAGACCAGAAGAACTTCTTACCGATGTATTTCTTGCCGGTGTCTAGTTCTGTAATGCAATAGACGAACCCAACGTATTCGCTGAGTTCGTCTTCGCTTGGTTCGAATGGTAGGTTTCTATAGTTCCACATACACTTATGTATATGCGTCACTATCTCCTAAGTAGGTAACCTCTGCCTCTGTACCACACATAGGGCAATGGATTGGATCATCATCTTCGTAGTTACAAATCAGCTTCACCACCGTGTCGCAAACAACACATTCCATTTCGTAGTAAAACTGTTCTGTCATGCAGCGCAACCTCTTCCGTCTAGTCCACAGACTTCAGGTTCTTCTTCCCAACCCCAGTCTCCTTCCATACCCACTACGGAATATTCAGTGACTCGTTTTTCGAAGAAGTTGTCATGTGATGCACCGTTCAGTACCCAATCCAGCCATGGTAGTGGATTGTCCTTCTGACGGAATTTTGTTTTCATACCAAGTTGAAGCAAACGTCTGTCAGCAATGTGTCGAATGTACTTGCGTACTTCTTCTTTAGTGAGACCCTGTACTTCATTACCCTTGAACGCAAGATTGATAAACTTGTCTTCCAATTCAACTGCAGTCTTGGCCATCTCGTAAATCTTAGACTTGAGTTCGTCATTGACGATACGAGGATGTTCTTCGCAAAATGCTCGAAACAGTTTAGCATTGCCTTGAACGTGCATTGACTCATCTCGGATAGACCACTCAACGATTGTACCCATACCCTTCATCTTACCGAAACGTTGGAAGTTGAGAAGCATCACAAAGGAAGAGAACAGACTCATACCCTCGTTAAACACAGACTGTGCAAGTGCAAGGGCAAGACCCGTATGTGAGGATGTGTCACCCTCTTTCATGAATTCAACCTTGTCAGCCATCTCCTTGTACTCAAGGAATTTGTGATACTCTTCATCGGGTAGACCAAGGGTATCATTCAACAGTGCATACGCACGTTGGTGCACGGCCTCTCGACCGGCAAACGAGGACAACATGTTGCGTACCTCGTTATTCTTAAACTTAGGAATCAACAACTCATGATAGTTCTCACCCACCTGTACGTCCGACTGAGTAAACAGACGGAGTACCTGAGTGATGAACTCTTTCTCATCAGCGGTCAGTTTGGTTCGCCAGTCCTGTACGTCTTCGGACAGTTCTGCCTCATCTTCGATCCAATGAATCTCTTCGTGTTTCTTCGATAGTTCTACCGCCCAAGGGTACTTGAACGGTTTGTATGTTGTGCTAAAATCTAACAACGACAATTTATTCTCCTTAACCCTCGCAGGCTCTACATTCATTATCTTCTGAAGTGTCTAAAATGGTTTTGTTCATGAACGCAATGAGTTCATCATACCCACCAATGTAATTACCTTCGATGTAAATTTGCGGTACAGACTTGACCTTACGACCAGTCACTTCTGCAGCCGTCTTACCAAGTTCTTCCAGATCGATGTAATCGAACGGAATGCCTCGCAATGTTAACTCATCCTTCGCCAGTTGGCAATAGGGACAGTTCTTTTTACCATAGACAATACTACGGTTGTCATCCTGAAGTGCGACTCGTTCCACCTTCTCCGATACGTTCTCTGCACGAGACTTCGCTTCGGTACGTAGATAGTACAGTCCCTTCAATCCATCTCTCCATGCCCTCAAGTGTACCTTGTTGACATAAGACTTGGATGCACCAGAGGGGAAGAATAGATTTACCGATTGTCCCTGACAAATGTAAGGTTGTCTATCCGCAGCGTGAGTAACCACCCAATTCTGATCTAGTTCCTGTGCAGTCTTGAACACCGCCTTCTCACCTTCAGTGAGGAAAGGTAGATGTTGTACCGACCCCTTGTTGGTGATAATTGATGTCCAAGTAGAGTCATTGTCCATTTCCCGTTCGGTAAGTAATTGTTTCAAATGTTTGTTTTTTACCAAGAAACTTCCTGATCGGGTTCGATGCGTATACGCATTTGCCTTCATGGGTTCGATAGAGGGCGAGGTGGACAGGATAACACCACTGGACGCATTGGGGGCGATAGCAAGCAAGTGTGAGTTGCGTCTACCCGTTCCTTCTCCATCGGGATACTCTCCCCTTTCAATTGCAAGGGCTTCGGTTTCTCGTACTGCTTCTTGTTTGATATGGTTAAACACCACGGTGTTGATTTCAACTGCTGTAGAAGATTCCCAAGCCACCCCATGTTTTTGGAGGAGAGAGTGGAATCCCATTGCGCCCAAACCAATGGAACGTTCTCGCATTGCGCTATACTTAGCACGGGTGATCGTGTCCGGTGCTTCGTCGATAAAGTACTGCAAGACGTTATCGAGCATACGCACAAGATCACGGACAATAGTCGTATCTTTCCATTCATCGTAGTACTCTAGATTTAATGAGGACAGACAACAAACGGCGGTACGATCAGGGCCTGTCGGTAAATGAATTTCATTACACAGATTAGACCCATGAATCTTTAGACCCAAGTCTTTCAATTTTTGAGGTAACGCATGGTTGGCAGTATCGATAAAGTTCAGGTATGGTTCACCTGTACGGAATCGAACTTCAATAATACGTTCCCAAAGTTTACGTGCGTTAATACTTTCCTTAACCTTACCGCCCTTGGGGTCACGCAGATCAAAATCTTTATTCTCTGTCACCGCAGTCATGAACTCATCGGTGATGTTGATTGCGTTGTGGAGGTTCAATGCCTTACGTTGCACGTCCCCCGTAGGAATACGGATGTTAAGAAACTCTACAATATCTGGATGAGACACGTCCATGTACGCAGCGTAAGAACCCTTACGAGTCTTACCCTGTCGGTACGCAATCATGTCTGCGTCTACGGTGTGTAGAAACGGAATTGGGCCTGGAGCAATGTCAGACACGGTTCGCACGTCAGACCAATGACCCCCGACACCCCCGCCATAAACACTAAGCCAACGTAACTCAGAACTATGGTCAATGAGACCTTCCAAAGTATCAGGGACGTATGTAAGGAAACAAGAAATGGGCATTCCCTTTCCTTTGCCGTGTCCATTCGGTGCGTTAGATAATACTGGAGAAGCAAACATAAACCACTTATTACTAACATAGTCATAAAGACGCTGTGCGAGGTCTTCATCAAGTTCATCCTTATATCTCGACCATGCGGTTGCCGCACGTCTGTATCCCTCTTGGGGACTATTCTCATGTTCGTTGAGGTAAAAATCCTTTAACATGCCCACCGCATAGTCTGCGAGTAGGGCATCCTTGCTCTTATCAATCTTAATCATTGTTGTCCCATATTATTTGCTGTAGTCATAGAAGGGTTCTGAAGAATTGAACTCATACTCTTCTATGTAGATTTGTTTTCCGGTGTCACGAAACTTGAGAGCTAACTCAAGTATGTACTCATCCTCTTCTTCTGGTAGGATTTTCCCATTCCATAGAAAGTGAGAAGTCATCGGGGTCTCATAATTCTCCACCACGAATCTATCGGGGTGGAGGTATTTATCTGTTGTGCCCTTTCGGGCCACGTAAATTAACTTATCTTTTTCATGTTTGTCTTGAATTTCATGTATACAAGACACGTCCTCATCTCCGTCGAAGACAACGAGGATATAACCGTATTCTAAGTTTTGGGTTGACATAACTACTCCTTAAGTGGGAGTAATTATAACAGTGTTAAAGCGGGTATGTCAAGAAGGGAATTGTCGTTTTGATGAATGAGTGTTGTCATTTGTCTCTCCCAGCACAGTGTGCTTTCTGACTAAACCCTTTAGGGTTGTCACAGTCTATAGATTTCTTATACTTGTCTGACCACTCTTTTCTCTTGCGGACAGCAGGCTTCTTCCGAACAACAACGGTAGAAGAGTCATCTCCAGCGCCAGGTACGGCACTGGTTCCAGTCATTTCTTCGTAGAACTTACTGAAAGACTTCACTTCGTTATTTCTCCGGTAGTAATATATAGACTTTGTTGAGACTTCAGATGGGATGCCTGATAGATTTTTATTCCAAAAACTTCGTTGATCGGATTACCGTCAACGATTCTCACTTGATCACCTGACTCGACCACATCGGCATAGTTTGCGGTCATCGTAGGATTCTTCATCCTGTAGACGCCAGGCGACAGTTCATCGTTTCTCAACATGTACCACTTCGTTTCCTCAGCGAGCATGTCAAGACTATCGATGCCTGTTTGTTTATGGATTTTCTCTAGACCCTTGTCGTCTAGGTTTCCGTGTTCCTTGATAAGGTATAACGCAGCTGCATAGGATGCGAGGCGAGAACTTCCGCCAGGCGCCTTTGCCATGAGTTTCTTGATGTTGTAGACAAGTCTGTGGAATGCAGTGTAGTTGTCTCGCAAGGCCTCACGATTTTCCATTGTGTTGTCGTCGAAGTCCTTGCGTCTTTTACCCTTCTCATCGATGATACCTAACTTGTATGCTTCGGTGTCTTCTATTGGTGTTACAAGAAGTTTTAGAAATCGGATCGTGTAGACAACATCCGCAGCACTTTTAAGCAATCCCATATTATTGTCCTTTGATCTCTCTTAACCGTTCGACTGCGAGTCCGTCCATTTCTACTTCAGGATAACCATATTCGTCGATGGCTTTTAGAAATATCAGAAACGGTTTCAGTACTCCCCAGTGTTCTTCTTCTTGTACTTTGAACTCAAGTATCTTCAGTCCAGCGGGATAACCGAACACGTTGAAGATAACTATGAGATGGTTCAGAATCAACCTCTCACTGAGTTCTCCACTTTCTCTGTAACGGTTCAAAAGTCGTTTGACATACTTGAATCGTTTCAGGTCTTCAAAAAACTGTTCACTGTCGATACACTTGGGTGTGTAGTAATGCTTCGCAGCGAAGATCATTAAATTCTTTTGTGTGATTTCCATTATATACCTTAAGGGATAAAATACCTAGTTTACCCCTTTATATAGGATAATTACGAAAGTTTCTCCACCAACACACCTTTCGTATCCGAACGACTTACCATAACACCAGTCTGTTCTGCCAAGGCAATCAATTCTGCCTTGGTCATATCCTCTAAACTCTTATTACCTACAGGCGCTTCATGCAACATCTGAGGTGCTGAGTGTACCACTTGTTCGTTAACCATATCACGTGTCTCCTGTAGATCAACGTCTGAAATGCGTTGTGCCTTTAATAGCTCACCAGTTCTAGGATCGACCCACCCTTTACGAGTGGGTACTGCATCCGAACACCATGTGGGAGGTGTCAATGACATATTATTCTCCTGTGGGATTACCAGAGAGAAGTGCACGAATAACTTCGAATTCCTTCATCTCTTTCTTCACTTTACGTTCTTTAGGTTCTTCGATCTTCTCCATTTCGTCATGGTCTTTCTTGTCCACGGTGTGTTTCGCCATGAACTCCTTAGACTTAGGAGACTCTTTGTCGGTCAAACCTTCGGGAGGAGTTGCACCCTTCTTGGGGTTTGCAGCTTCTTCCATTGCAGAGATAAGTGCATCAACGTCTTCTTTAGTCGTTGTCTTCTCACCGATCTTAGAAATTTCAGCGGTCTTACCTTTGACGTTTGCAGAAGTCTTTTTCTTCTTGTCGTCTTTTTCGTCATCACCGCCATCGTCGGCAGGCTTGTCGCCACCGTCAATTGCATCGTCGGTTGCAGCACGCTTCTTGTGGAGGTATTCGTCAGAACCGTCTACGTCACCGTCATTGTCGATGTCCTTGTCCTTACGCTTTGCGAACGGCTTGTCGTTCTCTTTGTCGTTTACAGGATCAAGTTCTTTCTTTTCTTTTTTGGTGGCTTCTTCTACTTCATGGTAACCTTTACCATCGCAGTGATCGCACCCTTCGCCTTCACACTTAGGACATTCTTCTTTAGACTCCTTAGCGTGTTTCTTCTCGGAGACAACCTCAAGATATGCCTCCATCATTTTTTTGATGTCTTTTGTATTCATCTTAGGTCTCCGTTACATGAACCAGAAAAATTTAATTAAGGCACCGATTACACCAGTACCCACGATTACAGTAATTCTATTAATCAACAAAACCGTTCTGGCATTATCGTCCACAGTCCGCTGAAGAGTATCTAACTTCTCGGAGAATCGATTCATCCTCTCAAAATGATTATGATTCTCCTTCTCAATAGACAGAATCTTTTCTTCTGTCCGAGCAAGAGTGACCATAGCATCAGCGAGCTTGTCGATTTTCTCTTCGATCCGGTCTAACCGTTTTACCTGTGTATCTGCCATAATAGTCCCATTGGAATAAAGTACTTCTACTATTTATATCTCTTTTATTCTCAAAAGAAGATCACCATCACCTTTTATAATACGATGGTATGTCATCTTTGGAATTTTAAACCTGTCTCCAATCTTTAATTCGACAGGTAACTCGTTATCTAGTTGGAACTTCCAACCGATACCGTCTTCTACCAGAACATCACGATCATCCAGATCACGATGCCAGATTAACTCTTCCTCATGCGTTTCTTTTCGAAACAGACGGATAATAACATTACCCGTCATCATCCGGAAATCGTGATAAGGTTTACCAGAAGAACGATCCGCCACCACTCAGTCCTAATTGTTTTGCGTATCTAGGCAATCTACACGCCCAGTATGCAGCAGTTGTCTTATCGTTTTGTTGTGCACACTTATGTCTTGCCGCAAAACTCTTACGAGCTGCAGGGTCGTTCAACTTAACCTTTAGTCCTGTGGTATCTCCCCACGAGACTTTCTTGATGTTACCAGTCGAGGGGTCTTTGACGTACACGTAGTACTTCTTCGGGCCACCCGCTTTGGGTTTGTTCAGTTCCGGTTGTTTCTCTTCTTCGAAAATGCAATCCAAGGCAACATTTTGACCATCGACGTGAGCAAAGGTTCCCAGATCAGACTCCATGATATCTAACTCATGGGTGTCAATCTCCAGTTCACCGTTGTAATACTGCTCACGCACATCTTTCCAGTACTCATAGTACTTCTCACTACCAACACGGTAGGGATTGTTCTCTACGAGTCTGGATTCTGTTCCGCAGTCGCAATGTTCTTGAAATGATTTCATGTGATATAGGTATTGAGTTCGTAACGCTTGTTGTCCAGATTGGTCACCTGTACTGCTAGCATCTTACGATTCTCATCCTTTAACTTGAGAGTGAAACTGTTGGTCTTACCGTTGGACGGTTTGCGAGGGCCAGTTGCAACCTTACGATCAATATCGTCGGGGTCTACTTCGTAACCCTTCTTCTTCGCATACTCATATGCGGCAGCCATTGCACCTGAATAAGTCTTGTGGTAGAGAGGGTACGAGTCTTTCTTTTCTCTCAGTGCGAAGAAATCAACTCCTTCCTTCTGAGCGTGATACTCACGCATGATTCGACCATTCTTCCACATACCATGCTTCTGGAGGATTTGGATCACACCATCACGGGGGTCAGTGTCCATTGCACCAATAAACTTCTTCATCGCCATGAAAGTCTTGTCCTGCTTGTTTACGTCTGACTCTTTACCAAGTTG